TTTTATTCCTCCTCCGGTACACTAATTTCAGGTAATCCACCAATACTAGTCAATAACGAAACAACGCCTGACAAAAGTGCTGACGAAATTACAACTCGCCAATCAACAGCTTCCAATAATGCAGATGCTCCAATGACACCAACAGCAGTTTGAGCAATTGTCTTTAACGCTCTGATACTTGCATAATAGCCATATTGAATCCACCATTCTTTACTATATTTTTTCATTTACAAATACCTCCTATCCTAATGATAATATTTAAATCGTTTGTACACTGTACAAAATAAAAGACCGTATTTAACGGCCTTATTGATACATATTAAACATGTCTCGTATATGTGTCTTAATCATTGTTTTTTCTTCATCTGAATCAACGCATCCATGAATCATAGTTACGATTTGTTGCATACATTTCATAGTCTTATCTAATTCACGATGAGACTTTTCCAAATCCATTTCACCTTTTGTGCGCTCATATTCTTCTTTAAACGCTTTATATTTTTTCAAATGTTCTGCAAGTTTATAAACAATATCTTCTGTATCTGGATCATGAATATTATATCCATCATTATCTTCTTTTAATCTTGCAACAGTTGAAACTCCGTCTTTCCCTATCTCAATTTGATATTTATTTCTCATTGCTTCTATAGTTTCAATGTCTTTGATATTATCTAAAGCTTGAGATAATGCATGGAAATAAGATTCTGCATATCCATATTTCTCTAACATGTTTACTGACTCATGCATTATCTTTTCATTAACTTCCATTGCTTTATGCATACTTTTCACCTACGCAATCTTTTTAATAATGATGTTTGCGTTTTGAACAGATAGATCTAAACCACTGTTATTTGCTAATGCAATTGTATAAGATGCGCCACATGGAACTTGAATTAGAGTGTCTCCACTTACATTTCCATACGCACTTGCAGTTGCAACAGTATAAATAGATTGTGTTCCACCAATTGCTTCTCCGTTTAGCTCAAGCACTAAAGAAGCTTGTCCTGCCGCTGCACTCGTAATATCCGCAGTATAAGTTACTTCATAGATACCTGGCTTTGTTAGTGTAAACAATCCACTTCCTAGATCGTGTGCCAACCATCCTTTACATGGACACTGGCATGATTTTGATCTTACACGATCTGTAGGAAACAAAACATTATTTGAATTATCGACTGTCTGAACAGCCGTAGCAATACTATTAATCATTTCTTTTATCCTCCTATTAAAATAGGGATAGCCTTTCGACTATCCCGTTAAATCCAAAGGCAATTGCCTAATCACATATGTGCTAGATTATAAGTTGTTGTAGCCATTACATCCACATCCGTTGTTATAAGCGTAATATGGTGAACATGTAATGTAAGCTGGTTTTGGTGTTGGTTGCAAAGTATTAATGATATTTGCTGATTGTGCCTGTTGACTTAATTGGAAATTAGCCGTCAATAAATCACGGTCACGATCAGCTAAACGATCACGTAATTCTTGCATAGTGTTTGCATTGATCAACGCGCGTGTTGCTTCACCTTCTGAATGAATTGCCGTTGTAATGTCACAAGTATTTTTGAAACTTTGAGCATTTACATTGTCAATTGCTCTTTGAGTGTTGCAGCAGCATTCTTGTTGCTGAGCTTGCAAGTTTTGAAGTCCTAACTGATTAGTATAGCGACTTTCTAACACATCACGTTGAGTTTGACAACCTGTTTGAGATACATTTGTGTTTGTGTTAAAAATGTCTCGTTTAATGAATTCTTCATTTAATAAAGAATCATTTGTTAGGTTTCCATTGCCATATCCTCCATATCCAAATAATACGAAGATTAGCAAGATCCAAATCCACCAACCTCCTCCGTCTCCAAAGCCGTCATTTCTTTCGGCTAAGTTGTAAGTTGGTTGAATTCCCATTCCGTTTTCCATCATATATGTTCTCCTTTCTTTCTATAATAACGGTTTAGCCGTTGTTACCTGATTCCAAACTGTTTTGCCATTTGTTGCAGTTGTTGCTTTTGTTGCGGATTTAAATTACCCATCATCTGATTTAAAATCATTTGTGGATTTTGGCCACTGCTCATAAGCATTTGAAATTGTTGAAATGCTTGTGGATTTTTCTGTGACAACATATTCATTAATATTTGTTGGGGATTTCCCATATTCATCATGTTCATAGGATTCATATTTCCCATAATACTTTTTAAAGGATTCATTTTGTTTGTGCTCCTTTCTTTGGTTGCTCATTAGCTTGTTTTGGTGGTTTGCTTAATGCACATATCAAATCATCTAATTTCTTTTCGATTCCATTTACACGATTTTCAATACTGTTAGAATTATCTTCCGTGATTTCTTCAAATTTAAACTTTTTAAATGTTCCGTCTAAAGCCTTCATATAGAAAATAGATTTGTTATTATCAAATAAAATCGTAGGTAGATTTGCGTTCGCAAAGTTTTTAGCTTCCTGTTCGTTATTCACCCATTTTCCATTAAAATCAAAATTTCCTTGTTGTTGTGGTGTAATCTGATTATTAATATTGATAGGCGGAATATTTGCATACTGTTGTACTTGCTGAATTTGTTGATCTATCATTTGTCTTTGTTGCATCAAACTGTCAATTCGTGCTTGTGCTGGATTATAATTGTTATACATTTCAACCACCTCTTTATTACGCTTTAATTATATGGTTACGCAACAAATAATTTAATACTCGAATAATACTCATAAAATACCCAAAATAAAATGAGCAACCATTATAGATTGCTCACATATTTATCGAACATTTTTCTTGCTTTGCATACTCTGTTCCTTATGGTTTGTACTTCCACACATAATGCATCTGCAATTTCCGTGCATGACATATCATACACGTATCTCATAATCAAAACCTGTTCATATTTCTTTCTTAATCCAACAGATTTGATAAGTATTAATGCATCATTAGGACGTATTTATTTTAATCTGTTAGCTTTGTTAATATAAACCACCGCCTTAATTAAATTCGTTGGTTTGAATTAGCTTTGCAAGAACAATTATTCACATGATCATCTTTCCAATAACCACAACAAACAATAGTAGAATAAAGAACAATAATCACTAAAACCAATACTGTAATAATCGTTCTACTTGTTTTATAGTTTCTATCAATTAATTTTGAGCAAAAACCATAAATGTTATCTACTTTTTCTTCTACATTCTGAAGTTTCTTGTTTGCATCTTTAATATCCATTTTTATTATGATCCTCCAACGCTTTTACACGATTAAACAAAGTAATTATTTGTTGTTTTAATTCTGAAAGCTCCACTTCCATTGAATTGCTTCCTTTTTTTATTTCTGAAATTGAATCTTTAATATCACTTAAATCCGATTTAATATGTTCCAATTCATTCTTCAAAAATGCCATATTGGATATTTTCTCTCCATCCATCTTGCGTGTGCCACGATTATACGTAATAAATGCAATTACAAGCATGCATGCAGATATAATAACACTAAGATATTCACCACTCATAGAAACATCACCTATTTATTAATAATAGAATCAATTTGTTCTACACTAATCCAACCAATAGAAGCAAAGATTTCTAAATCACTCTTTGTAAATAAGCCTAATTCATAATACGATTTAATTAATTCATAACTCATACTACTTCACCCCATTCAATTGAGCTTTTAACTGTGCAATTTGTAACATTAATTGTGCATTAATCTTCTCTTGCTCGGTTGGTACTGCTTTTGGTTCTTCAATTGTAGGCTTTTCTGCTTCTGCAACCTCAATTACTTTACCTTCTACAAATTTGTAGTTATATCTTCCGTGTTCATCAACTAATCCTTTTTCTAGATATTGACTTTGTGCGTGTGCGTATTTATCGCCTTGTCCTCGGTCAATTTCTGTCATTGCTTGAATTTCTTCTTGTGATAAAAAGATTTCTGAATTAATAGATGTGATGTATCCATCTTGTAATGATACGTATACTTTATATTCGTTGTTCATATTTCCTCCTAATAAATTTCTGCGTCTAAAGTAATTTCGTTAACTGTAATTGAGAAATTGCTTACAACGGAGCTAAGAGTAACAGTATTAATTGATTTACTATCAAGTTCAAACGAAGCGTTATCGGCAAATGTAGAACCATCACTTTGCCCAATCGTTTTATATTTTAATGTTGGCTTTATTCTCATTTCTGTAGGTAAGTTGCCATTTGTCGATTGGAAATATTTATCTGATGAATTAATTATATTTCTCGTATGCATTAACGGAACACAATACAATTTCGGGATATATTGAAAATATCTTTGACACTTCGGATACTCTTCTATAAGGTTAGACGCAATAAACTCCGTAGCTACTTCTCCTTGCTCCAATTTGACCCATTTAAGAGTTACGCTAGTTCCTTGATTCAAAAAGATTATAAAGCTTTTTGTGCTCTTACTTGTATGTACAACATTTAATCCTTGTTTCAATATTACTTGTGAATCATCATCTGCTACCATTGTCACTGTTCCACTTACAGATGTTACGTAGCACGATAATGTAGAATCACCTTCTGTTGCGTTCTCTAAAATCTGTACAAAAGTTCCGGTATCTGCGTATTTGTCATTCTTCACAGTGATTCCTCCACTTGTACTTGGTGTAACTGTAGCATTCCAAATCTTCCATCTGTCTACTGAATAGCCTTGTTTTTCGTAGCTTGTAGCACCTCTTTGATTGATTCTGAAATCCGGATTAATCAATAAATTCGGATTACTGAATTTATTTCCTAAGTAATTTGCTAGTTGCGATAATAAACCTTTTTTTAATCCTGCACCATTGTGTACAGGCAATAAGCTATTATCAGTGAAACTAGGTAATGCGTCTAATTCTGTCACTTGTTTTCCTGCCATGTTATTCCTCCTTGACTTTATATGTCCAATCCGTGCCAACTTCCCCACTTGCTACTTCGTAAGACCAATCGGCTAGGATTGTATTTCCTTTTTCATCTACTAATTCTTGAGCGCTTGTTGCGTTCAAATTCGTGGTAAAGTGATTATTCATCACCATTTGATTCAATGCGTTATGTGATGTGGTTACAGACTTTATTCTATCGACAAGCCACTGAATAGAAGCTTTGTCTTTGAATAGGAAAGCCATATACTAACCCCACATTGCGCTTAAATCTGATGTACTGATTGCAGTTAATTCTGAACTCTTAACATATCCTGATAAATCAATATCTGTATTACCAATCTTTTCAAACGTTTTGGATTCTGCAAGCCAAATATACTCATCATAAATATCTTGAGTTCCATGTGAATGTGCAATTAAATAGATAACGCCATTTGAACCTGTAGCAGGTAAGCTCGTTACCTTTTCATATCTAATTGATGTAATATTACCGACTGCCGAATTAATCAACGATTGTACTTGTGATTGCGTTTGATACCCTTTTCCTGTAATCGTTGAATTAACCTGCGTAGCATTTTGAAAGCCACTGTCATTTGTTAATTGCGATACCTTTGTAGGCACTGAAATATCTACGGCTTTTGAGCTTGGCTCAACTTTTGTACCGTTAACCTTTACAGACTCAATCACGTTAACTTGAGCACCACTTGCGATACCACTTAATTTGCTTTTTTCTGCATTCGTATAGTCATTTGTCGATAATCCTTTACCGCTTACCACATCAACTTTTCCGCCTAATGCAGTTTTAATTTTACTGATTAATAGAGTTAATCCACTCTTATCTAAATATTCAATAGCCATTCTTTTTTCCTCCTTATAAACTATTCCATATTTCATCTAATTCATTTGTTGATACCGAGGCTACAGAACCTTCTGCCATAGCTCCAATATCTTCCGGCGTATATACCGGTCTTGTTTCTGCTTTCGCCCATGTTGGAACTGTTGGGTCTATTTCTTCAACCTCTCCAATGATTTCATTACCATTTAATTTAGGCTTGTTCTTTAGCTTGTTGTAATCGGATGTACCTCCTCCATATTGTTCCTTGACTTCTAAATTCAAATCATCACTATTTCCATCTACTTCTATATCAATCTGCTCTGAGTCATCCTGAACATCCAACGTAACTTGATTCATTAAAATCATGTAATCACTTCCTTATCAAGGATTCTATGTACTGTAGTTGTAGCTATTGAGCTTGCTATCGCTAATCCATCTTGTGTTATAGCTCTTAATTGTACGTTAACTATCCCTTTCTTGAATTTAAGTGTTTCTTCTTGTGTTAATGTGATTCTAATTTCATCATCTTCAATTTCAATTTGAGACATATCTTTTCTTAAAAGATGTCCATCTTGCTCAAATGTAATGTAAACACTTTTTAATTCACTTAAATCTATATTGTTAACATTTATAACAATTGTCGGTGTTGTTCCTTGTCTCATAATCTCACCTATTCAACTTTATATCGCCAATCTGCTTGCAATATGTTATTTTCTTCATCTATCAGTTCAGAATCTATATCAATTAATAAAGGTGTATAAAAATGGTTATCTAATATCATTTCCATAATATTAGAAATCTGTATTCTCATCGCATTTCCAGCTGTTGAATAAATTGTTCCGTCATATCCTATACGAATATCCGTTATTTCAGTATTGGCATCAGGCAAGTTTCCTGAATCGAATAATTGATCTACTCTAGATTTCAGAACACTTAAATCCTCAAAACGTATGCCATACTTGGAAATCAAATCATTTAATTCTTTAATCCCTGAATCTTTGATATTTGTAATCGTTGTTACACCTGTATCACGTGCTTCTCTTATATCCTCCACTGCTTGATTGCACTTTTCGGACACTAATAAAAGCAGCATTGCAATCTCATCTCGTTCATTTTGATCTAATGAAGCAGATTTTGAATATATACTTTCAGGAGTAACAACTCTTGATAGTGTAGTAGCCCATCTTTTTTGAATAATTCCATCGTCATCTACAATAACCGCACTAACCACAAAATAAAGATCTCCTTTATTTTTTAATGCGTTATTAGGTACAATCCAGGCAAATTCACATGTATCATAGTAAGTGACTTTATCTGTGGTTATACTTGACCCGATAATGTTTTTTGAATCTCGATAATTAACTCGTATTAAAGCATCTTCCATTTTAAATATTTCTGAAACTGTATTGATAACCCTAAACCGAATATATTTAGAATCTTTATCGTATTGAACACCAAATACGTTTTCAGGATCAGGAATATAAATCTCACGAGTACGTGCATCAATGACAAGCGTTTCATTATCTACACCTGCATATGTATCTAAGTCAAAACTTAAAGTTGCATTTAATTTAGCCATTTCTACCCTCCTCTTACTATCAATGTACCAGATAACGGTGTATCATGAATACCATTTGCCATTACTCGAATAGCCCAAGAATAAGTTCCAACTTCTAAATCATCTGTAGGACACCTGATTTTTAAATCATCTTTAATTTCAACACATTTAACCATTTTAAAATTTTTCATAATAACAAATAAACATTGATCTTTTTCTCCAGGTATAAATGTGTTTCCACTTTTGAAATTAAAAGATATTTCAGAAATGATAGTATCACCTTGACGAATAAAAATATGATCTCTTTTTATCTCCATGTGTGCTCCTCCCTTCTACTTATATAGAATTGCCTTTTTCCATTCCAATCCATCAAAAACAAATAATCTACATAACTGATAATTACTTCTATTCTGTGTAACTGCTAATGAATAGCCACGTTTCCATCTTGTTCCATCAAACCTCCACACTTCAATATGTGTAAACGTTGTATTGAATTTAACGTTCACCCATGAAGATGTTCTGTCTAACGAATCTGTAACAAGTACTTGAATCGTTTTTTCTGTATTTTTTGGAATAGAAGATAGCGTAAATTCTCTAGAATTCACTGTATTTTGGCTTGAGCCATCTTTGTATGTTACTGATTTAACATGTCCATCATCCGATGTATGTACAGTGAATTTCACATCATCTGTATTTCCACTACCTTTGATAATTTCAAAATCTACATAAGTTACATATACAGAAGCGTAGTTTTCCAATGTAGTGGCCCTTAATACCGTTTGTGACAATCTATTTCCGCTACAGTCTGCCATATAAGGTTCTACATGAAATTCATATTGTGTTTTCTGAGTAAGGCCAGTAAAAGAATAATTTCCATTTAAATTATTACTTACAAATTGTTCATCCTTATTAGAATATAAACGTAATGTATATAAGTTATATGGATTGGTTTTCAACTTTCCAAAAATTGAAATGTCATTGTTTCCAACACCTGATATCCATGCATCATATGATGGTAAATCAATTAATGGTGTAGTCAATCTTGCTTTTCCTGATAAATTAGGCCATCCTTGACAACTCGCATCCCATTCAAAATACCGTTGTCTATTGCAGTACATAGGTTCATTAATCTGTCCTAGATAATACCATCCTGAATCCTGAATATAATTTAAATCCCACCTTGAAATAGTTTTAGAAAGTCCTCCAAGAGTAACAACATTGTTTGCTTGGATTTTGAAGTTTCCGGTGTACTTAAACCTTACATCCGCTTTAAATCTTAAATTAGGATACGAACCTTCGTATCTCTCGTTGTAAGATTCAAACGTAAGCATTAAATACGGATTATAGGTTAACGTTGCTAAAATAGTCATACACTATTCCTCGTATTTTATATAGATATCCCCAGCTTTATCACCATCTTGTACAGTAGGATCTGTAGTTCCACTACGTACATTTACAGTAAGCTTTAATCGATCATCAAATTGTTTTTGATATCCTTCCAATGTTTTAATAGTTGTTTGTGCCTTTGCAATCGCATCTAACAGATTTTTAAAATTTTCTGTTGAATCAATACCACTATCTAACGCAAAATTCTTTACAACTTTAATTTTAAATGTGAATGAAGTTACAAATGTATTATCTGAACTCAATACGATTTCAGCACTTACAATACCTGCTTCTGCTAGAATATTTGCAAACGTTTCTGTGTCAGAAAATGTAATTTCATATGCATTCGAGTTTTCAAATCGTGATACACTAGTCGCATCCACACTTACATTTAATCCACTTGGTTTTTCAATCCACAGCGTAGCCGTTAATGATGAGTCAGTTTCTGATGGTTCATCTACAATCACATCATCACTCACAAATACAATAAGTCCTCGTCCTGTATCTCCTTGAAGCATTTCCAACATTAAATCAGAATTTTCTTTTGTAAGACTTACAGTTAAATGACTATATACAATCGCCATGTTATACCTCACTTTCTAATACAAGATCTAAATCTTCAGGAAGTTCGTTAATCAAGTTATAGGTCAGCTTGTTTAAATAAAATTTTTCCCTTTTACCAAACTGAGTTTCTACATAAATCGAATCATTTAACTTTAACATCTGTGCATCAGGCACATTAGATGAAAATAGTTCTTCAAATTTAATAGAAGTTTCTGTTTTTGGTTCTTGCAGTTCTTTCTCCAAAGATTTTTTTGTCTGTATTCTAAGATAGTTTCTAAAATTCGCTTCATTTGTAAATACGCCCAATGTTGTTTTCTTTGCTTGTGAATCATCCGCAATCAATTTAATATCGGAATATTCTTTCACATCAATTCTGTGAATTTCGTTTGTATCCCAATTACTAGCCTTGATAATCTCGTGATTTGGTAAAATGCGTCCATTGTACGCTTTAGGTATGATTCCTGTAACTACATTTTCCATTGATTTTTTCTGAGTATATTCTGACATTTCTTTATTACTTATAAAGAAATCATTTGGCTTCAAATTGGAAGCATAATAATCTGAATTTCCAAAATAACAGTCATAATTATTGAACATCGCAACAAATCTATTTCTTTCACATTCAGGCCATCTGTTCATCATAGAATTTTCTTCTGTTCCAAACAAACATTGAATCAGATTATATCGAACCCAATATGCCGTTTGTGTGGAATCCACATCTTCAATCATCCATTTACAAGCATTTCCTACACTTTTATCTGCAACGATAACTTTATTTCCGTTTCCGATGCTTGTTGAACTAGGATAAATGCTATAACCTACGTTTTCATATGGTGCAATATCATAACTAGATCCATTATTTATGAACAACCATTTCTCAGAATTATCTGAAGGGCTTTCGGAAAGACTTCCTAACACAACCTTTCCTGAATCCAATTTCAACCATCTACATGAACATAAAGATAAAATTCCATATATATCTCCATATTCGTTTGACCCTACTTTTTTCAACATGAAAGTCTGTGCAGACGTTCTGTTTCTTTGATACATCTGTAATTGTATAGATGCATCTTCACTTGCACCTGGAACATCTAAGCAATACCCACTATTCTGAACATTTCGGAAATAAACGATTTTTTCATCTTCTGCACTAACATTCGCATAATTTGCATATTCCCCATGTCCATAAATTTTATAAGGATAATTGGGCCGTGAATTTGTAATAATATCATTTGCGGTATTCACTGCATCTTGCCACGTACCACTCATAGTACGATCATCAAACACAAACACTTCTTTTTGAGAATCAAAGAATACATGCGTTGCATAACAAGTATATGTATCGCTTTGTTTGTTGTATTTTGGATACGCAATTCTATATAACTGAGGTTCTTCAAAGTTTATGTCAACTTTAAACACGGATTCATCACTGATTTCCATACCCATCAAATCACTTTTTGGAAATTCTATTTCTACGCACCAAATAGAATTTCTTTCAAATACTGCTTTAGCACTAACACAATGTTTTAAAATCACATCTCCATTACGTTCTTTCATTTGTGCATATGTTGTTTTTTTTCTAGAAAAGAATAAATGAATCATCTTTATTTCTCCCTATAATTACGTATAATTTCTGCACGAATAGCACCAATATCTGTTGTGATCAATACATTATTTGAACCATAATTAAATTTAAGTACGTCAAAAGATCCACTTGTTTTCAATGTGTCATATTTATACGTTCCATTTTTATAGTATGTTTTCATATAAGAATTCTCTGTATTGATTTCAACATACGAAATATCCGATGTACCATTGAAAGGATTTGTGATTGTAAAATCGTTTCCATTACAATTGATCGTAATGTTTTTCGCATTCATAGAAGTGTTATATAAACGATAGATTGGATATGCTGTTTCATAATAATTCGCAAGTTCTACCTTTTTACCACTTACAATATCGTATGGTCTTGAATACTTATTTACGTATCTGTAAGGTTCACAAATAAATGTGATTGTAAATTCGCTTGCTCGTCCAAAGTCTCTTGAATCTATATCAAACGTTACATTTTTTACCTTCCAATAATGTTCTCTATCATCACTAGTTAACTCCAATATTCCTTTATTCCCATTGAAATATTGTTGGATTTTATAGATACGATCTAGATATTCTTTCTTGCTATTTAAAACAAAGTTGCATTTAACAGGAATTTTGCGATCTTGATATACACCTGTATGACGATACGATGTAGTACCGTCACCAAGTGTAGATGTTTCTACAATTTCCTCTGCCATAGGAATAACAGGGCGCTCACTTACCTTTAATAAATACATAATATTTTGTGTATAACGCAGTTTATTTTCAGGTGTAAATCTAAAATGATACATTCTATGAACCTCCATTTCCCCATGATTTCAACATATCTCGAATTGATATAATTTCTTGTACAGTATCTGTAACAACATTTCCATCCAATTGCATAGGTTGTAGATTGATTGTTAGATCACAATTTCCAATCGCATTAATCATTTGATCCAATCTATTTGTGATTGCACTCAAATTTATATTACCAACGTTTCCATAGCTTCGTGATGTAGTTCCACCCATAATAGCTGTTGTAGCATTCGCAACAGATGCATACGGACTGATATCAGAATATGTAGCGATTGCATCTGCACTCATTGGCATAATATCCGTGTCAACAACAGGTTTATCCGCATTAAACAAAGATTGTGGGAAATATTTTTTATTGTCATCACCATAAACAACTTTTGTCTTTTTTATAGTCTGTTGTGTAACTGTGATAGGATGGCTGTCTGCATAACTTTGAGCTTTATCAATATTTGATTTAATATCTGAATAAGCTTTAGCAGAGCTTGTAACCATACCGTCTAAATGAGGTTGCAAAGATTTTTCCATCTTTCCACCCATTTTTCCAACGGCCGATGATGTTGTACCATCATTCGCAAATGCATCAGCAATACCGGTGATAGATTTATCTGCTTGATTTTTCAGCTTTTTTCCGGCTTTTTCCATATTTGGATCAGCTTCTTGCATCATTTCCGTGACAGCTTCACCAACCGTCATTCGTCCATCGGCTATTTTTTGTGCAGTTTCTGATGTGATTTCCTGACCTTCTAAGCCAACACTTTGAACCGCTTGCGCCAATGTAATTAATTTGTTCATTACATTCGTGGCATCCGAAATACTACTACAATTTGCTAAAACTCCATTTGCTACATTCATAGGAATAGAGCCACCAATCATACCAGCTTGATCTACCAATTGATTTAAATTCATTAAAGTAGCCATATAATTAGCTGCTTCTACGGCATTTGCAGTACCGTTTGTAATTCCTTCTTGAATACCAACAGGAATGCGAATACCCGCTTGAGCTGCCTGTGCCGCAATATCGGTCAACTGTGCCTTCATAGTTGTTCCCATCTGTTCAAATGACTGCGTTTCTAAATAATTAGACTGCAATATAGCCTGAGTCTGTGTTTCATGTAGTTTCGTATAAGAATCTGCTAAATCAGTACATAATGTAGATACCGTTTCTTTCAATGCACTTGTTTGATTCATATATTCTTGCATTGAAATTTTTCCATCTATGTATTCTTTAGATAAGTTTTTAAATGCTTCTGCCGTACTCTTAATACTTTCCGTAAGCTCTGCATTCTTTAATTCCGCTTTTAATTGAGAAGCGGCATTTTTCTTTGCGATACTTGCCAACGCTTCTTGTTTTGCTTCTTCTTGAATCTGAGTGATTCTTTCTTTGATCGCATCAATACTTTCATAATGTGCATCTTTATTAAGATTTAGCTTGCCAGTATTCTCATCAATTTCTACTCCCAAATCAGGATAAAGTTGATTTAACTCCCTAACTGCTTCTGCAAGCATAGTTTTTTGTGTAGCATTTAAAGATTCTTTTGCGTTAAGATCTTCAATTGTTTTCATCAAATGACTTGCGGTTTTGTTGTTTTGCGTATACTGAGTTACAATTTCACCCATGCTTGTCTTAACTTTAGACATTGACTTTGCATACTTCTCATAACCATCAATAACTTTTAATGTAACTGCATAATCTGTATCTTTATATGCAAGCTCTTTATTTGCAGTTTCCATCGCTTCCTTGCGCGTTTTATCCGCCCAAACAACAGCACCTGCAAAAGCACCAAGTGCAACTGTAACAGCAGTGATTGCTGGATGTGTTAGCACAAAACCTTTTGCCAAAGAAAGTACAGAAGTATTAGCTAATTCTCCTGCTTTTGCAGCATCTCCAAATCCATCCGCTACTTTTTCTAAGCTTGGATGGGCTTTAGTAAAGAACTTAACAGCGCTTTGCGTTGCACCAGCTACTTTACTTACACCTTTTGCGGTTGGATAAGCGGCTGCCGTCAACAATAACATCTTTGCGATTGTCTGTTGCGTTCCTTCATCTAAATTAGAGAATGCGTTAGCTGCCTTTTTTACTATCTTTAATAGATCTGTTAATGTAGGTGCAAATGCTTGACCTAATTCATCACCAGCTTGTTTAATTGCTTCCCATGTTTGAGATAACTGAGATTTCAATGTCGCATAACGCTTTTCTGCTTCGTTTGCCATTGCCGTATTGTCATTCCAGGCATTTTTAGAAACATTTAATGCACTAGCCAATACATCCGAACTTTGCGCCAAAGCACCCATTGCTTGTGCTTGTCGTACTTCCTTAATGCCTAATTCATCCAATGTTTTTGTAACATCCGCCGATTTTCCAATACCTTCTACAAACTTTAAGAATGTTCCCGCTGCATCTTCTCCCCAAGCCTTTTGGAATTGTTGAGAAGTCATGCCAGACACTTCTGCAAACTTCTGTAGTTTCTTATCTCCCGTAGAAACAGATAGATCAATTGTCTTCAACATTTTAGAAACAGAACTACCACCGGCAGCAGCTTCAATTCCTAATGAAGATAATGCGGTTGATAATCCTAATACTTGGTTAGAGTTAAAGCCTACCATCTTACCTGCAACACCTAATCGTGTTGCCATTGCCATGATATCTGCTTCAGTTGTTGAGAATTTATTTCCCAAGTCTACGATTGTAGAACCTAAACGAGAATAATATGTGTTTGTCTTTTTAGACTGCGAAACCATTACGTTTGAGAACTTGGCAATACTTTGTGCTGCTTCTTCACCAACAAGATTTGTAGTATCACCCAATTCTGTAATCGTTTTAGTAAATCCAACAATAGAATCTGTAGGGATACCCATTTGTCCTGCAAGTTCTGCATAATGTGCAATATCTTGATAGGTACTCGATGTAGTTTGTGCAAGATTTTTTAAGCCTGCATTGATTTTTTTAAACTGTTGAGGGGTTGCATTTACTGTTTTTGTAACACCAGTCCATGCATCCTCAAACTCAATAGCCGTCTTAGTAGCGGCTGCAATACCTGCAAAAGATAGCATAGACAATGGTTTTACTGCGTTCGCAAACTGTTCTGTTTTTGAACTTACTTTTCCTAACGTATCATACAGTCTTAACAATGTTTCATTCGTTGAAATGAATGATTTTGACATACCTGCCAATTCATTTTTAAGTCCTAAAGCACCTGCTTTTAAACCTAGATATGTGCGTTGAGAATCTTCATACGTACTACCTAAATCAACCAACACCTTTTTTTGTTCGGCAATGCCTGAAGTACAATCATCCATTGCTTCTTTTAAAGTGACATTTCGTGAAGCTAATCTTTGTATAGCATTTTCGCCTTGTTCTGCCGAACGCGTACCATTCGCAATAGCTTCTTTCCATGCATTGATTTGTTTATTGTTATCTGTATATTCTTTATTCAAAGAATTAAACGTATGAGTGTAATTATCAATAGACTTTGATGCAGAAGCAACCGCATCTGACCACTGCTTCTGTGTCTTTGGATAATTCATCAACTTTTTGTTATACAAATCTAATTGCTTAGTTGTACTTTTGATTTTATCTTGTAACAAGTTCTGATAAGTCGCAAACGACTGAAAATCTCCTTCGTTGAATTTCATAGAAGATTTCAGTTTTGACATTGTTTTATCTAATCCTGCTGTTTCGGACTTTATTTTATTTATCGCTTTTTGAAAGCCTGTAGTATCTCCATCAATTTTTACGGAGATACCTCTTACTTGACTATAACCTGACAATTTTAGTACCTCCTAAAATCTGTCAAAGTCGCTTTGGACTGCTTTACGAATACGAATTTTGTTTTTTGAATTATTTACTTTGTGCTGCATATTTCCACGTGCAATAATTAAATCAAACAATCTTCCTATGCCCATATCCTCTATTTCATCTATTTTTAATCCTAAATTTAATCCGCCTAATACTAAATCAGTGTAGCTTACACTTCTTTTTTTTTATCATCTGTAATCACTTCATCTGATTCATTTTGCACTGTTGCTTTATTCGCATTGATAACTTGTTCTAGAATAACAACTCCGCTCATTACATAGGTTTGATAATCTTCAATTTCATCCACAAAATCTTGGAACGCTTTTGTTTCTTTTCCATGATATGTGTCATATGTTTTGATACATACCCAAACTAATCTTTCAAAAAATAAAGATCCATTTGCTTGCAATAAAACGAAATAAGGATCTCGATCAGGATTTCCTTCACGAACATTTTTTTCGATAGCTTCACCAAATTTGATTTGTACTTCCTGAATATCCACTAACAAATCTCTGTTGAAACAATCTCTATAAATGCTAGCCGTTTTGCCTTTATACAATAAATTATATTTTTTACCATCAATACTTAATGTCTGTTCCATATAACCTCACAAAGAGGGGGTTGCCCCTCTTATAATGTGCTCACTTCCTTGCCACTATCGCTTTGTACAACTACTGGTGTACCTTCTTCCTGGGACATTTCACCAGCTTTTGGAGTAGGTAATGTTGGTGCAGTTGTAAAGAAATTCTCATAATTTGTATCGCCTTTACGACATTTTGACTTTACCCATTGATGATCACCTTGTTCTACAGGAACAGCCGTAATATCCATTGATGTAGTAGCAGGATCAGTGCTCTCTTCTTTTGTTTCACCTTCTACATTTGGTCGAGCAAATACAACCTTATAGAAGATATGTTTTGTAGCACTTACATCACCTTCAAATTGGAACATCAACGCAACATTATTAGGCAACACATTTGCATCTTCTGCTAAGTTACCTTCTTCTGTTGTCACTGTATTGAAAATCATTTTTTCAATTTCTTCCGGAATTTCAGACATTTCCAAACTTCCTGAATATCCATTGTTTGTATTCGTTGTGAAATACGCAGTGTTATCTGCATAATATGTATTTGTATCTCCTTCTGGATCTAGAGTTAATGATTTAGCACCTTTCCATGCAGTAGGCGTACCATATGTAATTGATCCTGCACTTTCTGTAATAGAACATACATGTACATTTTTTAGACCGAATCGTACTTTGTTTTTATCTGCCATAGTTTTTATCCTTTCAAATATTTTTCGATTAAACTTGGCAGTTCCTTGATTGCGTTTGTTTCTCCATCTTTCCAGTGCTTAAATGCACGTGTACGTCTAGGAGAATTCCATAAATTATGTCCGTTTTCTAATAAATGTGTTAATGAGTATTCATGGCCACTCGCATAAATAACACCGCGTGTATGCGCTAATTCACGTTCTATCTTATATGTTATAGATCTTTTATATTTGCCCTTTCTGCGTGTGTTTCTATCGTCTACATTGGCCTTAGCTTTAATAATATCTTTAGAATCTTTTGTAGTTTCTTCTACTGCTCTATCAATCTGCGCCAAAGAATGCTCTTTATATTCTTGAATAATCTTTCTGATTTCAGGCCCAAGCTGCGACATATCGCAATATACATCATTGACGGCCAACTAATGTCACCGCCCATTCTGTACAGTGTACTTTTTGAGTTGTTATATCATCATCTGTGATGGTTTGGTATGGTATTTCTAATTCATCAAACATGTCTTCGATTTTAGCTTCTAATTCAAAATCTTTTTGATCAGTCACTAATCTATATATGTAAGTTCCAATCTTACAATACGTTCTATTGTCTGCAAAGTAATTATTTGTATAATCCAATGCATAATTCCCATAGGGGGTATGGGGTTTTGATTTGAAACTGCCGTATACAAATTGTCCTTCACCTAAAAGTTCAGTGAATTTGGCAACGATTTGTTGTCTTACTGTTTCCATTCTCCAGCATCCTGTTGAACATATAGTTCAATCGTATCTCCGGATGGGAACGTACGATAAACCGCATACTTTTTGTCGTTGTATTTCACTGTTGTTTCATCATTGTAATCAATAGTAGGAATAACAAGCTTATACGCTAACTGTATGCCTGCCTGGTAGGCTTCATTAAATTCTTTTGAATAAATTCCACCAACTCGACAAAATACTTCCTTCTCCGTTTCATTAACACGTTCCACACCATCTTCATCAACATATCTTTCTTTTTCAATCAGATATGCCACATCATAATAAAGATTATTCTCACGAGTATATTCATATGCCATACTATCTCACCTTCTTATGGGATTTATCTGTCATAAGAATCTGACGTAAATCCTCATATGTTTTAGCCATTTTTTCCTTTTCTGAAGCCTCCGTTGTACCAAATTTTGACTTTACATATGTTATTACCGCTACTACAATTTCATCTTCTAAATCATCTTCATCAAATAAGATATTTAATCTATCCAAATCATATAAACATGCATTGATATATGTTTTAATTTCATCATCATATGCACGTGATTTTGCTCTTGTAGCAGCAGTTCTAACACGTTCTAGAAGGCTTTCAGAAATATTGAATGCCATTATCTATCACCTAAGCTTTCTTCGTACCGCTTTTTCGAGTGGTTTTCTTAGGCTCATCATCTAATACAATAGGTTCTTCATCATTTAATGATTGTGTTCCTGTTTGGCTTTCATCTTTTGTAACATCTCCATTGCTTAAGCTACTTTTTTTTTTAACAAGAAGATGTATTGAGGATCTAATACTTTACCATCATTGATAACTAATGCCTGAGTTACTTCCTCATTTCTTTCATAATCCCAGTACTTCTTCACACCAAACTGCATATTTGAGTTGATTGCATAGGCTTCTTTTCCTACCCAATACATACCGAAATATTCACCGTTTTGTGCATCATCAAAATCTTTGAATGTATCATTTTCAACGAAATTAACTGTTCTAGCTTTGAATGTAGCACGTTCTGCACCATCAATAGGATTATATGTTTCTGCATAAACAGGACGATTATTATCATCGGCCAATGTTTTAATGTTTGCTTCATATGTAGCAGGAGTCATAACAAACTCAGGTTTTAATTTACGCATTGATAAAGGAATCTTCGCAAATAATTTTGTTTGCCATGATTTCCAATCTTTCATTTCTGCTTCTGTGAATTCAATAATATGATCCGCTTTAATACGACTAACTGATACTTTATTAGCTTCTGTTAAGATACCTTCACATTCATTTTTTGAAGATTCACCTGTTAAGATTTCACGATCCATAGCTTCCAAATAAGCTTCTACAATAACTTCTGCTAACTTAGTTTCAAATGCAGTTACAGTTAATACAGTTTGTAGTAATGTACGTGCTAAACGAATTTCACCAATCAAATATCCGAATTGTACAAAGTCTGTAACAGAACCGGCCTTTTGACGATCAGACACTGTTGTTTCTGTGATACGTTTAAATGTTGCCTTGAATGAACCAATAGGATATTTAACACCACCACGGAAATTTGTATGTAATACTGCATTGTATAAGTAACCACGTGATTTACTTAATTCAGTCATTACTTTTTGAACAATTGTTTCGGGAATTAAGATACCTAGATCAGCTGCCACACCTGCTTCTGCACTACGTTGTCTTAAGATTTCTGACTGTTTTCCTTTTTGAACGAATTCCATGAATGCACTACGATATTCCATATCGTCTTCCATTCCCTTTTTACGTTCTGACAATCCTTTAGGCATTGATGGATGTGCTTTGTTACGAGCTTGTTCCTGTTGTGTAACAAAAATTTCATCTTCATCTTCAATTGATTTTGCCATAGTGTCTAAGAACGCATTACGTTGTGCAACCTGGCCTTTTAATTCTTTGTCACGTTTTTGCAAGATATCAAATTCCGCCTGTAACATTTCCAAGTTTGTATTAGGATCGTTTTTGTTGACCTCATCTTGAATTTCTTTAAATCTTTTTTGAATCTGTTCGTGATTCATTGCATTGAATGCTGCTAGTTGTTGCTCTGTAAACATTAATTAATAGCCTCCTTAATCTGCAACAACAAACTCAGTCTTTCTCGTTTCTTTTCACTTTCTTTTTTAGCCCGTTCTTCATCCATTAAAGACTTTGCCCTTGCTTCAATAGATGTTTGATCATTTGCAGGAATCGACACTGCCGAAACATCATAAATTTTTGATACTTTACGTGTTGTCCACATCTTTTTATCTCTATCATATGATTCCTCATCCACCATGTATCGCCATGACATCTGAGTAACCATTCCTGCCTGAATACTGTCGTACAAACGTTTTGCAGCTTCTGTTCTTCCTAAATCTGCTGCAACAAACAATCCGTGTTCATCCACTTCAACAATAAGTGAACCATTGCTTGTACGTGCATATACCATTCCTCCATGATCAAATTGGAAGATGATATCACTCATATCAGCGTTGTCCAAACTTGAACGCTCAATCAACTCATATACATCATTACCTGCGTAATCTCGATAAAGCACATAAGGTTCAAATGTAGTAGCATATCCTTCAACATAGTATTGAGTATCAATCCGTTTGTTTTCCGTTACCGGGTTCATTTGGAACGGGATCGAGCGCATTTGGATTTTGCTGTGGTTCGGTTTCGCCATTGTAACTAATTCCTCCTTGATTTGATTTAGTTACCTGGATGTATTCACCTCGAATAAAACGTTTCTTACCTTCATCATTTGGTAAAGGCGCTTTGTTCATAATGTTCAATGCCCCATCTGTATCAATCATTCCACGGTCAAACATTTGAGTCGCAACATTCAATTTTGTTTGTGTCGAATCATACTGTAAACGATCGCTTGTTAGAATGATTTCACTACCATTCATAATCTGATTTACGGAATATAACATTCCACTCAACACTTCTCCAACTTCAATAAAGAAAGGTTCGATAATTGATTCATAAAATGCATTCCATTCATCAGGTTTATATTTATTTTGTAAAATAGCTTCACTAATTCCAAAATAGCTGTATACACTATTTTCAATTGCTTGCTTCTGCTTGGCATCCACTAATAGTGGTTTACTTTCAATTGGTTTTACTTCATCAAAACGATTATCAACAAGAAATACACCTGTTTCATTTTTGTTCAGGTTATTTCTTAAGATCATGTTCTGTTGTTCCTTGTAATCCTCGTCATCATCAATCGGTGTTGAAATTCTAGCCAAGAATCGAACGATAGAACTCGACTTAATCGCATTAATTGCTCCTTCTTCCTGAGCAAGCATCAATTTAGCTGTTGTATCAAATGCATCATTCGTATCACCAAAGTAATCATTTTTATACTGCATTTGCCTTAGATGTCCTACTTTACTGTATTCAATCAATTTTTTTTCGCCATAGATGAAATCAAAATAAATATAAACTACACCATTGATTTCTTTTAACTGACACTGAGTTGGTACTGCTGGCCATAATCCTTTTATCATTCCATATTCATCTTCAATTGGAATAATGAAAGCATTGTTTTCTGAAAAATAGATAGTTGCCAATCTTTTGTAAAATTGACTAGCTGTCATATAAGGATTTGGCTTTTTCTTAACCAAATAGTTATATATCTTAGCTTTGTAGTCTTTGTTTGTCAGTTCAGGTGAAGCCTTCCCACATGACGTGGCAATTCGATTGATACATGCTCTGCATAGTCCAATCTCATATATTCCACCATCATATGATGAATATACCGGTGAATATCCACCTAAGCTTGCAAACATTGAATGTAATTGATTTTGTTTAGGTGCTGGCTTATTTAGTCCTAACAGACTTCCTAGCAAACCAAATCTTTTTCTTCTGCTTTTAGCCACTAATTCACCTTCCTTTTCTTGTTTTCAAGGCGGTATTTAAATGTATCCCACCATTTTTGTCTTACTGTATATGCATCAATAACAGATGCATACCCATCAATATGTTTTCTTGGATCAGTTTTAATCATGCGGACACGATTGTCCTCCGCAACTTTCTTTAATGCCACACTAGACATATGTGCTTGTAATAATCCATTTGTTCCTGTATGAACAAATCCGTCTCTTACATATCCCGTAAATTCATTAATAACCGGTGTAAGGTTAGTTCCCTGAATGACATCATCCATCTTGTATCCATATTTCTTCATATCATCCACAAGATATTGTGCCGAATAACGGTCATATCCAACGACCACGCAATAAATCTTGTATTTCTTACGTAGCATTTCAAACCATTCAGTAACATCTTCATACCGTACAAAGTTTTCCCCACTTGGACTTAAATATCCCAATTGAATAAATCTTGTATATGGTATTTTGTCTCTTTCCTCTAGCTCCTTGATTTTTAATGTTGGAAGCCAAAAATGAGTAAATATGTAGTCCTGCTCTTGAATTCGTATAACTACAGATGCGGCTGTTAAATCGGTTGTTTGTGACAAGTCAATTCCACCAACTGCATATGTATGTGCGAAATCTTCAAATCTAAGTTCTTCACCTTTAACTTTGTTAATATCTTCGGCACTAAATAATGCTTCCGTTGAATTCTGTTTGATATTCGCATACTTTGTTATAAACTCCGCCTTATATGTAGGTGAGCTATGTGCTTTTAAAATTTCATTCTGCAAATATTCATAAGAAACCGATATTCCAAGGTTTGGCATTGCTTTTCTTAATTCAATAGGATCATCCCATTTTTGAATATCATCAATCATATAAAAGAAAGGCAACATTTGTTTTTCATCAGACGTACCAAGTAAAACAGATGTTCCACGAACAAATAATTCATCATATAATCCTTCATCAATATAGTTTGCGGTACTTACAGGAATATAAAGTGGATCAGGTCTTGCACCACCTGCCGACAACATAACGTTGTACATTTTCATACCCGCTTCACCTTCCCAGGCTGCAAACTCATCAAAGATTGTCAAATATGGGTTAAATCCGTCTGACTTCTTAGATGCAAAGGCAATTGGCTCCCATCTACAATTGTTCTGTTTCATGTAGATATCTGTTCTACGTTTTTTCACTCTTTGACTCAACGCTTTAGAGTGTTCCATCATTTGATACAGAACATTGTAAATAATCTGCGCTTGTTTTAACTTTGGCGCTATATTGTATATCTGCATACCTGCTTCATCAGAAGTAAATCCAACATCAAGTTCAATACCTGCACAAAGAAATGATTTTCCTTGTTTTCGGCCCATGACCGTAGGTATTTCACGAAACTGCCTTTTTCCATTCTTATCAACAAGTCCGAATATGCATGCAATATAGTATTTTTGCCAAGGCTCAAGCTTTACTTTTGTTGTTTTTCCTTCTACGTGATGACAAAACGTTTCAATAAACGCTATATGCATTTCTGCTTTTTTCTCATCATAGAAGAAATCTCCATTTGCTAAACCTCTTTCAACATATTGAAGATTAAGTTTTATCCACTTACCGACTACATCTTCACCCGATTTAATACGTTCTTTATAAATGTCTAGATATTTCATTTAAATCTGCTCATGAACTCATCCAATTCATCACCTTTTTTTCCGGATACTTCTGTTGTTTTTGAAAGTGAAGTAGGTGACAAGCCAAGTTCTTTGCAGTATTTCATGATCTGATCACGTAATTGAACGGTAATAATGTAGTATGGTGAGCGTGATAAATTCGTTGCACCGCCCTTGTTCGTATATTCAACAACCATCTGTAGTGATTTGTAGCCATTTGCTTTACTCGAATCTCTCCATTGTTTCATTGTCGAATCATATTGGGCCAATGCATCTGCAAGTGAATCAACCGCAACCGAATATTCAGGAGAAAATGTGCCTAAATTCTCTAGTTGTGAATTGATTCTTTTTTTCCATGCTCCTTTTTGCATTCATCATCCTCCCTTCCACATCCTATAAGCATTCCGTTCTCATCAAATTCAAAAGATGGTTTACGTTTGGAATGTTCTTCAGCATGGCATAAGTCACACAACGCTTCCAAATTAGAATCGCCAAATAGAATGTGTATATCTCTATAGTTGTCCTGGTCAATGTGTACTTTGTGATGCACACAAGTTGACCTGGTATAGATACCTTTTTTCAAACATCTTTCACAAAGTGGATGTTCCTTTCTATACGCTTTGCTTTTCTTTTCCCAAGCCTTGCTTGAGTAAAATTTTCTAGCATAATTTCTAGCGCCTGTTTTCGTTGCTTCTGAACCATAATATTTTTTCATATCGCTACATTCAAAGTTTTAGTTAACAGATTTAAAGGAAAGGACGACAATCTAAACAGTAAACACTTTGAATGCAGTGATATGAAAAAGACCCATGTTTCCACAGGTCTTTTTCAACGGGCACGACATAATGAAACAATCCAAGAACTACCTTGTTTGTTCAGAAGATGTTTTCCAATCTTCACGACTACAGAATATCACGGTTTTTCTTTGTACACTGTACAAAATGAAGAAATTCAGATTTTACCCCCTCTCATGCGCTCATAACCCAGTTTTTTTGAACTCCCCACGCCGTTCCCCTGAGCGCAAAAAACTTTTTGAAAGATAGGGGCGGTCTATGCTGATCTGATCCATGCCAGGGCGCTTTCAGGGTTAAAAATCAAACCTATGCAGCTACTACCACACCGCACTGCTCACAGCTTCAATCATATGACATTCATATATTTATTGTTGTGTTGAAACATCTTTCAACATGTATTGTTGTAAGCGTTCTTTCATACCATGACCATGACTACATTAATAGAACACGCGCGCACGTTCTTATATATGCAATAAGTCTTGCATCACTCCAATACATTGAATCATGCGCACCCGTTCCATATGTTTAAGCGCGTCCATTGTCTTCCTGGAACTGAAGCAACGCCCACAAAAAAAGGACGCTCACCACGTCCATACATGTATATATTACTAGTCTGTTAACTATATGTTATAAGACTAGAACCGAACACGCTCAAAAGCCTTTTAAATAGACGCTAGCAAGCACCTTTGCAAAACTAAAAGCTTTTTAAAAAAATGAGTACAAAAAAAATAATTTAATTTTTATGTTGGCATATAGTCATATATGTTTATAATGTAACTGTAAGCTAAATAAAAAGCTTACACAAAACAAACGGCGCTTACTCATAAAGCCAAGCCAAGACAACTATAAATTGCTTAGGTTGGACTTGATAGTATGGATAAGTTTATAAGCCTATTAAATAAATTGTTGTTTAAGCTTCATATAAAAATAAGTTTAGACATAAAAAAAGGGCGCTTACTCATAGACATAAAAGTCAATGAATAGCGTTTAAAAATAAGCAAATAAATTATAGCGCCGTTTATTTAAATAGTCAAGAAAAGGAGTGATATACATAGCAAGAAAAAAAAGCGGTTCTTTTAATCAAATAGACTATATAAAAGAGTTTAACAAAAAGACATATAAGCGCTATATAGTACAGATTAGAAATGAAAGAGTTGATCTTATAAATTGGATTGATGAACATCCAAGTAAAAACGCTTATATTATAGATCTAATTGAAAAAGACATGAACCAAAACAAATAAAAAAGCGAACCCCTTCCAGGTCGGCAAACTCAAAAGGGATTCACACAACGGCAAATATACACAAAATTCAGGAGGTTAAGCCCGTCTTGTATATATTGCTTTTCTATTTTACCATAGACGGGTTAAAAAAGAAAATGTTATCTATTTATGAAACTACACCTAAACACGTGGCTTATATGGCTACTCAGTACGATGATTTTGCACATTCTACAGACGGCGCAATTATGGAAGCGCTTGGCGATGAAATTCTTGAAAATATGTATGATGATGAACTTCTTCCATTATGGTTTGAGTTTAGAAGTGAAAGATATAACGAGGATTATTTTGAATTAGATGACGATAATCTTGATACATGTTTATCGGGTTATGATCCGCACGAAATTGTAAGAATGACTTTATGCGGTGGCTTTCATTATATTGACGACTATTTCATGATAAATGATTATGATAATTTAGAAAGTTTTTCCGATTATAGACTAGTGAAAGAAGCTAGAGAAGATAACGAGTTTAAAACTTGGCTTACTGATGAAAAAAGTGACTGGGATATGGAATGGTTGGAAGAAACTCGAGAAAAGTATTTATCATATTTAAAAGAAGGTTTCTAGTATGTTAACCCGCAAAGATCTTGACAATATGAGCACCGCCAAGGTGCTCAAACTTGCGGCCATGCAAGTGTTTAAATATATTTCATATTCAATCACTTTATATATTATTATTTTCATTATTTTATGTATTCCTTATATGGTTTTTTAGGAGGTTAAACAATGGAACTTTTAGAAGTTAAACTATTGCATAAATATGCAAGAATAAAATCATATATGAATGATCTTATTTCATGAGTGAACGCGCTTATGATGCATATGAAAGTGGTGAAAAGCCACTTTCAAAATGGACTAAAACAGCAATTATTAATACTGTATTAAATTATAGGGATGATTTTGAATATGATGAGTTGAAAAAATATAGTAAGGATGCTTTAAAAGTTTTCCTAACATATTCAAGCTGGCATCATACGGGATCATATTTTAATGAAACATCTTTCTATAGTTTGGATGAAAGTTTTATAGAAAACGAAAAAAATCATATCATAAATGTTTTAGAAGAAAAAACGCAAGAGTTAAAAAAAGAAAAAGAAGAAAAAAAGATTCAAAAAGATAAAGAAAAACTCGAAAAATGTCATTTTGTTTATACCGAATTTGAAGGAACTCGAAAACATCCGAAAGCTGTTAATCGTGAAGCATATGGAATAATAAAAGTTTGCAAACAAGTTTGCATCTTTTTCTATTTCCTGATTCTCATAGTGTTTGCGGCTTGAATCTGCATAGTTTTCAAGTTCCTTTTTCCATATAGAAACACTTCTTTCATCTATAGAAAACACTTTTTGATTCTTCTTATATACACATGCATATTGATATAAATGTCTAATTTCATGAGCTAGATATATATAAACTAGACTTCTATCTTTGCATAAATCCAAGTTCACACAAATTACATTTTCTTTAGGGTATGATGTGCATATGCTGGTATCTTTCACTTGAAAAAATTCTTTATTGACTGGTTTATTTTTAAGATCATAAACCTTACCATTTTCTTTAAAGTAAACTTTTGGAATCTTTATACTTAATAACGTGCATAGAAAACTTATATAATCATTCATGCATCCATTATATCTGAAAAACTTTATTTTGAAAAACTTATTTATCCAGGATCAGAAAAACTTTTTCAAGTTGTTCTTGAGACGTTAGAAAAATCTTTTGATATCCTTCATATTTGCATAGAATCGAACCGTCAAAAAACTTTTCCATCAACTGATAAAACTTTTCTTTCTTCACATAATAAACATAATTCACAGACACATCTTCATCATCATGCGCATTGTATTCAAAAACTTTTTCAACCATCTTAGAACAAATAACACCAATCTGTACATTATCATACTTTATAAAAACTTCTTTATAAGAAAACCTATTTTCGTCCATTTCATCACTCCTAAAAAACTTTTTTACATATCATTCAATATTCTTAAAAACTTTTTGTAATCTTCTCCTGATCTTAGATAAAACTTATTACATCCATTCTTTATATCTTCATAATTTAAACAATCGATTTCATTATCTAAAAACTTTCTATATAAACTTTTGAATTGCGGTTCACAGCAAACATAATGCTCAATCACTAATATATCGTTATCATAATGACACCTAGAAAACTTTTCATACGCCATATAAATACATACAATACGATTTTTATATTGTACAAATAAACTATCTGTATTATGAATCAGAAAAAACTTTTTCACTTCTTTTAGAAAACTTTCCATTATATCACTCCTATTTATCTGCAATCGTTTCTACAAAACAATTGTAATAAACATATCTTTTTCCATCATAATCAAATTTTACATATCCACCATCATTTGTTTCAATATCAATTCTACCTTCATAGCTTGCTATAATTTTTCCATCTGCTGTAAACACATTGATTATCCTATTCAATCCGCCATTCAAATCTGATTTAACATCAGTGCCAAAACGATCCATAGAAGCACATCCAAACAAGGAAATGCCAATCATTCCAACCATTAATAATTTGTATAATTTATTCATTTTATTCCTCTTTTCTTTGACAATCCTATAAAGCACACATTTATTCAAATTCAACATATCTTGTATCTTTCACTTTTCCACATTTCAAACACACAAGATACTGAGTCTCACCACTGAGAGAAAAAAACATATCATTCTTTACACACCAAGTAAATTCATGCTTACAGAATAATCTTTTAAAAAACCATTTAATTTTGTTTATCATCTGAACTCCTTCATATGTCCGATAACTATATATTATCAGACTAACTACGAACCTTTTAAAAGCCTAGTAAATAGGCTACTTTGTAACACTTTTCTAAAATAAAAACTTTGTAAAAAAATCAACCACATATTTATGCAATTAATCTCATCTTATTTGACCTACTTCAATGAGCTTTGCCGCTTGTAAAATTCCTGTCTTAACCCACTCTGTTTGTTCATCGTTTCCATAAAGGCTTTTTGCAAATTTTCTTAATCCTTTAACAATAGCATCAATCGAGACTTCTTTGTCTTTCTTTTCAAGAATGTATTCAATAGCATCATCACATTTTCCAACCTTATTTGCCATAACAACAACATAGCCTTCATCTAATGTTTCTTGCAATTTATCTAAACTTTCCCCATCAAAAACATATGATCTGATTACTTTCTGCATTATTCGTCCTCTCTTATCTACTTAAATCTCCCATAACGAGCTTTTTAAGCTCTTTTTTCATTGCATAATACATTTTCATTCTGCTACAGAACTTTTCTCCTGAAAGCTTCTCAAATGGCTCTCCATTGATATAATGACGTTTCATGTATAAACGAACATCATCATTTGGAATAAGATCAATAATTGTTTCAATCTCTCTCAGCTTTCCTAAAATGATATTCTTATCATCTTCAAGTACTTTTTCTTTTGAAATAAACTTTACAAGAACATCATTTGTAATATCCTTATTTTTCTTTGAATCCAGTCTCTGCTCAAATGATGGAGATTTCGGATCTGAAAATTCTTTTTTGCGAACCTCCAAATCCTTCAAGATTCCATCCAACGATTTAAACTTTCTTTCATAGATCTTGAACATTTCAAGTTTTTTAATCAGTGTATCCACCTGAACATCTACATATTCTTCATAATCCGTCTTGCTCATTTTCTCTCCTATGCAATCTCTTCAATTTCCTCAATGCTGCATGATGGATGTTTCATATAAAACTTATACATTGCCATGCTTTTCGATTCCTCCTGGACTTCCATCACACAAATATTATTGTCTTTGATATATTTAATTCTGTATTTTTTTAACATCTTTATATTCTAACCTTTCCAATCGCTTAATTATTTTGTTTCATCAAAATCATCATGCAAGTATTCTTTATTCACCTTATTTTTTAAATCCATAATTTCCAGCCTTTGTGCTGCAATCATATTTTCTAAACTTGTAATTTGTGATACCATTGCACAACTACATACAATCAATCCGCATATAGCACCTAACATCAATCCTATTGTAAACCACATATTAGAAACCATTCTCCAACGGATTACCTGATGGTGCGTTCAATCCATATAATGTTGCATATGCAATAACTGCATATACAACATAAAGTACTGTACAAGGAATAATAAGATCCAAGTTCTTAATAATTGATTTTTTAATTTTATTCATCATCATTTAAATATTCAAACTCTTTCATTAACTTATCCTTTGTTCGTTCAAATTCTGATTCGATTTGTTTCTGTACATCAATCTTTCTTTGTTTGAACCATTTCTTTTTAAATTCAGTAACGGCCCTTCGATAAGTATCTTCTCCAGTATCACTGCTCTGCCACCACTCTAAATCGTGTAGCACTTTAACTAAATCTTTCATCATTTCATCAAGTTGTCTATCGAACATTCTTCCAACACATTCATTTTCAACTTTGCAATACACATAGCTGTAACTTCCACCGCTCATTAGTTAATCTCCTTTTCAATCTATAATCTTTCTTCCGCAATTTGGACAATACTTTGGTTTGTATGCGAAATAATATTCTTCTCCATCATCTTCATCAATTTCAATTTGTTGATACTCACTCAATACAATTCCACAATTAGAACATTCAAATTCATCAATTGAATCAAATTCTGATAAATTAGTACAAGTCTTTTCATCTAGCCACCCCAATTCCTTTAATTGTTGTTGAATCGCTTTAAATTCATCAACAGTAATATTTATAGGGTATTCATCACATTCTGAAGCAATAAATTCACGTTCCCTTATCCAAAATGAAATTGTTGTACCCTCAAATTTGTAATATTCAATAATTTCATTATCGTCATGGTCTTTACTATATTTATAGCCTAACGATTCAAACATCTGTTTTGCATTCATAAGTAAATTCACCTCCCAATTCTTCAATTTGTTTTTGAATAGCTAATATCTCTTTGGCACTTAAAATTTGAGGATGACATCCTTTTGAGTCAAAGTAATGAGCGTTATAAGTTTTTTCCT